CAGATCGGCAAGAACAGATAAATAATGCTAGAGGGCCGTGGACGGCGGCAGGAAACATAGCACCAATGTTATCAGAAGAGGTTATCGGTTTACCAAAGTGGGAAGCACTGAAAGCTGGTACTGATGCAAGATTAAAAATACAAGGTGGATGGGTTACAAAAATGGAACCTGCCAGCGAGGGTTGGACAGTAATAGACGTTAGAGTGAGAGTTATGATTATACGGTTGCAAATAGCAGCCAAAGAAGCTGGGATTGCAAATCATTTGACTTTAAACAGTGGTTATAGAAACCCAGTATATAATGAAGCAGTCGGTGGTGTTAAAGCATCTCAACATCTGTCTGGAAAAGCAGCAGATTTAACGTGGAACGGTTTTAGGGGAAGAAGTAGTGAAGTAGACGAATTCATTAGTCTTGCTCGTACTATTGGCTTTACAGGGATCGGATATTATAACTCGTTTGTTCATGTAGATGTTGGTCGAGAAAGATACTGGGATAAGAGGACGTAAGAATGGTAGCTACGGTATATACACCTAGAACAAAAAAGATTAATCTTTATCAAGATTTTAAAAAGGATCTTGAAAAAAGCCCTATTTCTAACGACTTAACTGTTTGGAAAGATGAAGATTCTGTTAAAGAGTCTATTAAGAATCTTATCCTTACCAACCGTGGTGAAAGGTTGATGCAGCCCAACTTGGGTGGTGATATTGAGGCAATGTTGTTTGAAAACATTACCCCAGCAACTATTATTGTTATTAAAAACCAAATAACAAATACTATAGAATTGCACGAACCAAGAGCAGAACTTATTGAGGTTATAGTAAGTTCAAATATAGATGATAACACAGTAAAAGTTAGTATACAGTTTTATATCACAAACGTACAACAGCCGATTACACTAGATGTATTCTTAGAGAGGACACGATAATGGCTAAATTAAATATTTCAGAATTAGACTTTGAGTCTATTAAGGCTCAGTTTAAATCATATCTGAATAGCCAAACCCAATTCAAAGACTATAACTTTGAAGGTTCAAATATGAGTGTGTTCCTAGATGTTTTAGCGTATAACACATACCAAAATAACTTCTATGCTAACATGGCAGTTAACGAAATGTTCTTAGATTCTGCTGTGTTGAAAAACTCAGTTATGTCTCACGCAAAAGAACTTAACTATCTTCCGCGCTCAAGAAGATCTGCGCGAGCACTCGTAACAATAACTATTAAAGATGCTAAAATCAGTGGACAGACCGTTGCTATTCCGGCGTATTCAGATTTTACTACTACATATCAAGGTAGTTCTTATAACTTTGTAAACTCTAAAACTTACGTTGCTCGTAAAACAGAACCAGGTGTATTTGTTGCAGAAAATGTTGAAATTTTTGAAGGGCAAATGCTATCAAGCTTTGAACGTGAAGGTTACTTTATTGGTGATGACGGTGTTTTAAGAGTTATCCTTACTAACGAAAACGCAGATACTGATTCCATTGCAGTATTCATTGATGCAGAAGCTACTGAAGATCAAAACCAATTTATTCGTAAGAATGATCTCTTTGGTGTTGGAGCTACTGATAAAGTGTTTTACGTTGAACCGTATTATGATGGACGCTATACAGTGTACTTTGGTAATAACGTGTTTGGATTACAACCACAAGCATTTGAAGATATTCGCGTAAGATATAGAATTGCGTCTGGTGATGAAGCGAACGGGGCGTTTTCCTTTGGGTTAACTGCAAACTTAGCTACTTCAACTATTACGGTAGAAACTATTGAAGCTGCGGCCGGTGGTGCTGAAAGAGAATCATTAGAAAATATTAGATACTTTGCTCCAAAGTCTTTACAAATACAAGAAAGAGCAATTACAACAAACGACTATCAAATTTTATTGCAACAGAACTTCCCAGAAATTGCTGCGGTTTCAGCGTACGGCGGTGAAGAGCTAGATCCACCTCAGTATGGTAAAGTTGCTATTTCTGTTTATCTTGGCGAAGGCCGAGAAGGTTTGTCGTCAGTTCTTTCTTCAGCGTATATCGCATTTTTAAAATCTAAAAGTCCACTTGGTATTGAACCAATGTTCATAGATTCTCAATTTATGTATGGTTGTGTAAATGCTAATATCTCTTACGATCCTAAGGTTACTAAGAAATCATCAGGTCAATTAGAATCTGAAATACGTACAGTTATTGCTAATTATAATACAACGTATCTAGATGATTTTGATACAACGTTAAGACTATCTAAACTATCTTCATTAATTGATGCTACAAGTATTGCGGTATTGAGTAATGAAATAGCGGTATGTCCTTACATTGTATATTCACCAGCATTAAATATATCAGTATCGCCATCGTTTAAATTCTACGCCAAGTTAGTTAAGCCTTATCCGTTTAAAGATTCTAGCGGATTTGCTGATTATAAACCAGCCGTAGTGAGTGGTGTATTCCAGTTTAATAACGTTGATTCTTATCTGCAAGATGATGGCCTTGGCAATATACAGGTTGTTACTTCAGATCTTGTTAACCCACAGATTGTTAAACCAATCGCAGGTACTGTTAACTATGAAACTGGCGAAGTCAATCTTATCGGATTCCAGACTGAAGGATACGCGGGTGCAGGAATTAGAATAATGGCAACGACAGCTAGCGATGATATTAAATCACCGGCAGGAAGAATATTCATTATTCAAGACGATGATGTAACTATCAATATGGTAGAGGTTAAGTAAATGGCTGATAATACCGTCAACTTAGTAGAAAAGAATATAGCGTTTAGTATAGCGCAACAGTTCCCTGCTCACTATAAAGAGCACGGAGCTGAACTAGTTGCAATGGTAGAACATTATTACAAATTTGTAGAATCAGAACCCAATATGGGTGTTTATAATACTCGTAGAATGTTTGAATACCGCGATATTGCAACTACACTTTCTGAAATGGTAATCTATTTTCAAAAGAAATATATGAATGGCTTGCCGGGTATAGAAGACGATAAAACAACTAAATTTGTTATACGCAACATCATGGATTTGTATCGACGCAAAGGTACAGAATCTGGTTTAACCTTATTCTTCAGAATGTTCTTTGAAGCAGATGTACAAATAAGTTACCCTGCTAAACATATGCTTAAGCCTTCTGATTCAGTATGGCAGACTGGTGTATATTTACAAATGTATCCAAACAATAATAACTTTTCTTCAGCTGCAGGTATTGCATATGAATATAAAGATTTATTAAGCCGTAACATATATGGATCTATTTCCAAAGCAAAGGCTATTGTAGATAAAATTAACTTTGTATATTTAAATGGAACATTAACTCCTATTATATACATTTCAGATCCAAAAGGCAAGTTCCAAAGATACGATGATATTATATCACGCATTGCTGGTGAAGATGTATCCTTTGGTAGATTAAATGGTTCTGCAGATTCTTTAGAAATAGATTTAGATTGGGGTGGAACCACTGGAAACAACATCGGTGACGTACTTGATATTACAAGTAAATATGGTAAAGGCGGCAAAGCTGTTGTTACAGAATTGCAAGCTCAATTTACTGGAACCGTAAAATATAATATAGACGATGGCGGATTTGGTTATACAATTCCTAACACTAAATTGCTTGCTTCAAACCAAGTTATTGTCTTAGCGAATGAAGATTTTAGATTTGAAGTATTAGAAGTATTAGAAGATACTGCTGGCAATTCGGGTACCGTGATTGGTCAAAACTCGGTTGCAGTTGGTGTTAAAATGGAGCCGGGCGATTCGTTTGATGTTAGCAGAGATATTTCTACCATTAGCCGTGTTGTAAACTTTACTCTTACTGAGTTTAACGCGGTTACCGAGGTTGGTGATATATTCACTATCTCAGTACTAAACGATAGTTCACCTGGGGCGTTATACGCAAACACTGGTGTTTTAACAGATGTTAAAGTAGAAGAATTAGATAACATCGAATCAGTTACTCTCATTACTGACATCATTGGAAACTTTCTAAATGTACCATTAAACTCTGCAGATTATAATGCTTCTCCACCAGCATTACTTCCTATGTCAGGAACGGCAAGTCCAGTCGTTTTAGCAACTGCTTTAGAAGATGCGTTTGACTTAACACCGTTTGATATTGGTACTATTAAATCGTTTGAAAACGTTAACCCAGGTTCTGATTACGTTAATGATACGTTTAGTATCGCGGTAGACGAGCAAATGATTGCGTTTGAAAGATTTGAACAAGTTATTTTAGTTGATAACTATAGTGCTTCTTTCTCGGTTGGTGATACTATCAATCAACCATTGACGGGAACTACTGGATTAATAACCGGAATTGACGGTGACCTAGGCGCACTATATGTATTGCCATACAGTTATTACGGATTTAAAACTGGCGCAAGTGATTTCTTTAATCATAAAGGTAACGCGTATGATGTACTTGCAGTAGAAAGAAATTACACAACCAAAAGATTTGGCGAAAACGCTATTATCAGAAACGAGACTTTATTCTCACAAGGCAGAATAGCCGCTGCTGAAATTAGAAACTCTGGCTTTGGATATGTTGATAAGGAAACCGTTAAATTAACTAATGCGGATGGAATAAACCAAGCACAGGCAACTCTTCGTGCGAACTCACAGGGCATTACTTCAGGATTCTGGGGTAGCCAAAGTTCTCACATTAACGGATACTGGACAAACCCAGATAGTAATGTGTTTGAATACTATGATGGAAAAATGAAAATTCAAGACAGTGATTTCTATCAAGAATATTCATATGTAATCAAATCAACTATTGATATTGGCAAGTATGAAAGCGTTGTAAAAGATACAATGCACCTTGCTGGTTCTAAAATGTTTGGGAAATTTGTTTACGATCGTCTTACAGGTCCTGAAGTAACTTCTAAATTCAGACTAACTAGAAAAGACGATTATATTGTAGGCGGATCACCTGTTGTCGGACCTAATCAAGAAATAGGCGACCGAACAGTACGAGCAGATAACTTCATATACACAGTAGACGACACAGATACATTTACAGTCGACAACGGCTAAAGTTAAATAAATAAGATATAAACTAATAGGAGCAAACATGGCTAAGCAAATCATTAACGTGGGCACGATAGCTAATGACGGAACTGGCGACCCAATACGTTCTGCCATGACCAAAACCAACGAAAACTTTACTGAAGTTTATGGTTTAATAGATGATATCGTAATACCGTCTGTCCCAACAGATCTAACTGATCTTGGAATTACAGACGGTACAGTTGGTCAAGTACTTACAACAGATGGTGATGGGGCGTTTACATTTACTACGGATGCTCCAAACTTTGATAACACTGATGTAGATGCCCATTTAAATACTGGTACTGCGGCGGCTAGTCAAATTTTAAGTTGGACTGGTTCTGATTACGATTGGATTGCTGCTCCTAGTGGTAGTGGTAGTGGTTTACAAACAAGGCAATCACCATCTACTACAACTGCTTCTTTAGCAAATAACGCGTCTGGAAATATTGATATAGTAGGCTATAAAACATATGCACTACTTAGTATCATAACAAATAAAGCTGCGTGGGTAAGAATTT